CGCTCGAATGATAACTGTTCTCCCAAAAAAAAGTAATAAACTAGATGTCAACAGCAAACGCTTCTGGTGAAATTTCTGAGGGCAAGGCTCTCAGTTATGACTCAGTTGTGAAGCAATTCGGTGCTCTCGAATCCAGACTCGATGGGATTATGTCCATCATCAAGGAAGTCAACACGAAACTGGAACAACAGGATATGGCCCGTAGGAAGGCCAGTCTGTTGGCTCAGAAAATCGCCGCAAGGCGGGCTTCTCTTGCATTGAGCGAGGAAGAGGAAGCGAAGAAACACGCAGACGAGGAAGCGAAGAAGAAAGAAGAGGAAGACAAGCGCAAGAAACTTGAGGAACTAAAGTCGAGACTTAGCGAAGTCAAGACTAAGGTTGAAGAGGGTAAGAAGGTCAGAGAGGCTTCTGCCGCACCCGCAGGTAAGGGTGCAGTCGGAGCCGTCAAGGAAGAGAATGCTGACCCATATGCCGCACTCTTCGGCCAGTCCACTGAGATGCCAAAGGAGTTCACGGAAATCCTTGGTGCATCGAGGAAGTTCCAAGAGTTGGGCCTTCTATCGGGTTAAAGAGGTGACTAGAAATGGCACTTCCACACGGTAGCCAACTCCCACAGGTATTCGAGGGTGCTCCCTTCCATTCTGACTCCTTCATGGTCTCCTTCAACATAGAGGCAGACACAAACGGTGTTTTCCCATATGCAGGAGCACTCGTCACCATATCTGGTAGCGCTGATGAGACCTGTGTAATATCTGTCGTAAACGATGCCTTCATCTTGGGGGTATGCGAAGAGTCAGGTATTCTACAGGGACAAATCAACGTCATCCTCAGAGGGGTAGTCACAGTTGTTTCCGATGGCACAGCAGGTGTCACCGCAGGCAACTATCTGACGTTCTCCGATACTGTAGATGGGCAAGTCGAAGTGACGGCCAGTCCGGGCCGCATGATTGCTCTGACGACAGTAGCGGCAACGGCAGGACTCCCTGTTCTGGCTCTTATCCTTGGTTAAACAAGGTGATTGAGACATGGCTATGACAAGAGAGCAATTCCCGATTGTTAACACAGGAGCACTTTTCTATCCGGCACTGGCGAAGAGGATAGTAGAACTGACAATGCCCAATCTGGCATTGAAGCCTCTACTGCAAGACTTCTTCATCAAGACCGGAGCAAGTGCTTCGATTCCGAAGCAGGCAGGTGCAAGGGCTACCGCAGTCATCGGCAAGACGGCAGAAGGAGCCGAGATTATGGCAGACTTCACCCCCTACACATCCATCAATGTCACACCTTACAAGGTGGGCATGAGGGTGAGAGTTACCAGAGAGTTGATTGAAGACCAGATAGTGAACATCGTGGAAGACCAGTTGAAACGAGCCGCAAGGCGTGTGGTCATGACGATTGACCAAGACGTTGAGAAGGCTCTCAATGCGGGTGCTTATTCAAGCATTCCGGTCACTGGAACCTCGATATTCATGGACGGAACCCCCGGCGCATTCCCCGGAACCGTAGGAGTGGACGACATAACGCAGGGTATCGCAACGATACAGAATCTCGCTTTGGAGCCTGACACAATGGCAATGAACCCATTGGCTAGGCAGGACTTGGCGAGGATTCCGCAGTTTGCGGCACTCCTGTTCTATGGACAGCCACTTTACGCACAGGGAGCAGGAACCGTGGTTTCCGCACCACAACTCTACGGCCTCAAGCAGATAGTAACGCCTAACATTCCGGTCTCGGCTGGAAGGGCTTACATACTTGCCGCCGCAGGGTCGAACTACTCAGCATCTTACGCACCGCTTGGTTACTTCGCAACGAAGAGACCAATCAGCGTAGATGTCTGGCCACAGCCAACTTTCGACTCGATAGATGTAGTCATAACAGCGAGGTATGCTCCTGTAGTCACATACAGTGAGAGCATATACGAACTGACTTCACTAAGAACGTCTTAGAAAAAGTTAAACTACACTTCGGAAGAAGTTAACCGTCATTGGCGGGGGAAGGACGGCCCCC